GCTAAGATCAGTTTTGTTTTTGGATTGTGGAGTTCAATTTCAAAAGATTCTCCGTCATTCATATAGACGTTAACCCCACCGTAGACTTTTAATCTCGACTTTCTTTTTGTTACGTGAGCTGTCGGATTACTCACACTTGTTGCGTAATTCATTTCTTTAAATTTTACAATAGTTAATTGACTATGTTACCAATTCCATTGTATCCGTGAATACTCAACAGTCATTGAGACTGGGGACTGATAAACTAAAATCTACAAATAAGTATACTCAAAAAAATTTTGTTGTGTAATAAAAAAGTTCTATTTTTGTAAAAATGAAAAATATGAGAAGTTACCTTGTTTTAACCTTAATCACAATCTTATTTTCTTTTTGTTCTCCAATTAAGAAGACATCTGTAAAAATGCCAAAACAGCCATACGTAAAATGGTATACAAAAAAATCTCTGAAGAATTACTCTAAAGATTTTTCTAAAAAAGATTGGACAAAAAAAGATTCCGTTTTTGTACCTACATTGGATACAACTTTGTTTAACTAAAACTTGGTTTTACTACCGAACCTCTAATATTTTTAGGGGTTTGATCTCCAAATCCCATATTTCTTTGTATAAAATAATAGTCTCCCTTTTCATCTATTGGAGAAAGAGTATATTGTTCATCAAACTTTTTTCTATTTAAATTCGTACTAATCTTAAATAATGGGTATTTCAATTCAATTTCCGACCCTCCAGGAATTGCCAAACCAATAGGTTTACCTGTTTCAGGGTCTTTTATAAAACTTATTCCAACCTTACCTTTTGTAATATTTTTAATAGTAACAACATAAAAATCACCTTCTTCTCTCTTATCTATAACTTCAAAATAGCCTCCGGTATTGAAAATTCCTTTGTTTTGGAATCCTATAGCCATTTCCAACCCATTTGTCTTACCATATTCAAGTATTCTTTGAATTTTTGCTTGTTGCTCTTTAGTTAGGGCTTCTGCAGCTTCTTTATCCTGTCTAGCTTTCTCTTCTTCTTTTTTTCTTTTCTCTTGTTCTTCTGCGGCTATCTGATCCTGTATTGCTTTCATTTCCGCATTAGACGCTTGAACTGACATTTGTATTGGATTACCACAACCATCAAGAACCATCAACGCCCAAGGTCCTTTATCTCCCTTTTTAGATCCTGTCGCAACACAAGGAGATGGGAAATTTGTGTTAGGGAATAGTTGTTTTCCGTCTTTGTTAGATATGTAAATTTCAGGTATTGATGAATGACACATCTGAGATGCACAAGAATACCATAAAACTAATTGTTTTTTCTTTTCGAAATCAGGATTATTAACAATAGAATTTACCATTTCAGGTGTTACTTGAATTGTAGATCTTCTATTACATTCTTCTCCTTGGCACCCTCCGTTATTTAAATTAGCCACCCCTACTTTTGTCTTATTTAAATAAACATCAAAAACCGCTTCATCACAAAAGTGATCTCCTCTACATGGTATTTGATCGTTTCTTTGATTCAAATAAACAAAGTTTATTTTTAACCCAACTAAACACTCAGTAGTTACTTCCCCTGAAGCAACAACAGAAAAACGTATAAATTGTTCGGCTTGATACTTTGGATCATTTGGATCCAACCCTTTAGGTGTTTTTCCAATTTGTGTTTTGTATTTTGGTATTTTTGGCATTGACGGTAGTTGTCCGCTTTTTACTAATCCGTTAAAAAAGTCTTCGATAATTTTTGTGACAGTTTGCCCTCTTAAATCTGCAAGTTGTCCTGAATTTAATTTTTTATTATTTTCTTTATCGAAGTTAGTTGGTTGAGATTCTCCTGTTGTAATTTGAATCTCCATAGGTACACCTTTATATTTTTTCAAATAATCTGCAATCTGATTAAGGACTCCTGTTATTTGTTCTTTTTGATTAGGATTTAAGGAATTTGCAGAATGATAACCACTTGCAAAAGTCTGAGCAGGTAATTCAAAAGTTTTAGGTTCTAACGTTTGAGTTTGTTTAATTTGTTCTTTAATCAAATAATGATTCTTTGTGGCACTTTCATGCATTTTTAAAATTCTAACAATCTCATCAGAATTCATATTAAAGTTTTGCTTAATCATGTTAATAAATATCTTAAATAAAAAAAAGGGTCCCATAAGGGACCCTTTGATATAAAAGGTTAGACCATATTATCTTAACTCTCTCAAATCGAATGTTCTAACACCATCAACTGTGATTCTACCATAGAAACGGTTGTTAACCATTTTCTTAGCGTATCTAGTCATGATACCCTTGATAGGTGTGAAGTTGAATGGATTGTACATTGTTGGAGTAAGTTGTAAAGGTACATACGGTGCGTAAATGTAACCTGTGTCAAGTAAAGATGTTCCTTTGTGACCCAATAACACTTGGTTTGGTGGGAAGTAAGGATCTCTATAAACTTGATATCTACCAGCAAGAGTACCAACTCTTTCAATACCCATGTTGTATTGATCTTGTTCAGGAGCTGCGTTTGATACGTGGAAATATTCCAAGTCATCAAAAATAGCACTGATTTCAGAAGAAACAACGATCCAGTTTGCTCCACCTCTTAAAGTAGACTTATGGATTTGTGCAGAAATTTGGTTGATTGCTGTGATAAGTGTTTGGTTCCAGTCCTTCTGTGTGTAAGGTACTGCGTTGTTACCAAGTTGCTTCCAACCGTTGTAGTTCCATCTTAAGTTCCAAGCTGCACCTTTTCTAAGGTCTCTTAGGATCTCTCTATCGATTTCAGCTGCAACTTGCTCTGATAATAAAGCAGTTAATTCAGCCTCAGCATCGATGTTGTGGAATGCTGCAACGTCTTGAGCTAATTCAGGAGACCATTGAGCTCTTAATTTTCTTTCAGTTACAGAAACTGTTACAGCCTGTAAATCGAAAGAAACCTCACCCAATCTGTCTTCGAATTCCATTTCTTTATAAACTCTGTACTTACATTTGAACGCTTGGTTGTATGCTGTAGACACTGCTGTAGTGTATCCAGAATAACCGTCAAGTGAACTTGAAGTTACTTCACAAGGAACTTGTAAGTCAGCCTCTAAATAGATAACTCCGTTTGCGTCACAAACGTTGTTGTAAGAACCACCATTACCTGTAGAAGGGAATGTTGTAGATGCTTGACCACCGTATTGTACAATACCTTGACCATACACCTGAGTTACAACTCTGAATAACACTGGTGAAGATACACCTGAGAATCCGTTTTGAGTTGCGTTAGTGATAGGTAAAACTTGAAGAGACGCTAAGAAAGCTTCTGTATCTTGTTCGTTACCATCTGGTCCGATCAATTGTCCTTGACCTGCACTTTGGAAACCAGAAAGTGCCATGATTACTTTTCTATAAGTACCTGCAGCGTATCCTGATTGGATAAGTGCGTTACCAGCTGAATCCCAAACTTGAGTTGAAGCTGTGTAAGTCATTGCAGAGAATGTACCTTTAGAATAGTCGAATAGACCTGGAGGATCCAAATCTGGTTCGTTACCTTCATAGAAAAGATCGTAAAGATCTTTATCATTCGTGTTATAACCAGCGTTTTGTGATGCAGGACCATTTGGTGAACCGTAAGGTGCGTAATGATCTCCACCATCTTGAGGTAATAACTCGTTAGGTGATTGATATCTCTGAATGTGTGGTACGAAGTAGAATAACTTACCGATTGGTAAATTCATTGCTTGTACTGATACGATGTCGTTAGCAAGAAGTTTAGAGAAAACTCTTCTTACGATTGGGAAAACTACAGTTTCGAAAGAACCTGATGAGTCAGTTGTAGCTGCTTCATTGATCAAATATGATGCTTGGTTTTCGAATAACTGAGCGATGTTTTCCTTTGAATGACCTTTAAGACCCTCTAAGAATCCTAATTTGTCCCATTTGTTGATTGTGTCTTCTTTGATAACCTTAAGGTGCTTAAGACCGATGTTACCAACAAGACCTGATTCTAATAATGCTCCCATTTTTAGTATTTTTTGTTTTATTGTTTATCCAATTTTACTCATCAAGTCCTTAATTCTTAAGAATTGTGGAGCTTCATAAGTTTTATTCTCAATTAGATTAGTTGATGATCCAGTTGAAACTACTTTCTCAATCTTACCAACTGATTCGTTGATTGATTTTGTAGGTGCTGTTTCAGTTTGACCTAACTCATCTTTAAGAGTTTTGTATAGGTTTTTAGATTCTTTTAACGACTCAACACTATCAAATCTTCTAAGAATGTTAATTTTTTCTTTCTTAGTAGTTGCGTGTTCAGTGAATAATCTTGTAGCGTATGCCAAGTTTGAATTGAAGATTGCAACTTCGTTAAGTTTAGATCTGAAAATGTTAAGTGCTTTTCTGTACTCATCATTCTTTTCTCTTAATTGCTTAACTTCAACTTCCAATGCTTCAAAAGTTAGGTTTCTATTAGGAGTAATTCCTTTTCTAAGACCTCTTGATTTGTCTTTAGAACCGAAACCATAAATACGTGATGCTTCTTTAGCCTCAACTTTCTTTTTTGCTGGTTTCATTTTACCTTCTAAATTTTCACCTTCTTTATATTCGAACTTAGGTTTACCCATACCAACGCCTTTTGTTCCTTGTTTCATTTTCTTAGGTGACTTGTATTCAGTCTCACCGTCAAATTTGAAATCAGGCTTACCCATGCCAACACCCTTAGGTTTAACTGACATTTTAGCCTCTTTTACTCCGACTTTTTCGTGGTCGTAAGATTCGTCCATTTCTTCTTCGTCCATGTCTTCATCTTCGTCGTCTTGCTCATAGATAGATTCTTCATCCATCTCAGATTCCATTTCAACGTCTAATTCAGTGTCCATAGATTGTTCGTCCAATTCTTCGTCCATCTCTATTTCGTAAACTACTTCGTCCATCTCTTCATCGTCCATATCATCATCTTCTTCAAGATTATGATCTTTTTCGAAAAGTTGGTCAACGATAGCATCCACGTCAACATCGGAAGATTGATCCTCAGAATCAAATTCAGTATTCATTTCCATACCTTCTTCGTCTAAATTTTCGTCGATTTCATCGTACATAGATTCTTCCATTTCTTCTGATTCACCTAATTTAACAAGGTATTCAGCATCTTGATTGTTATCAGTGATATGAATGTCATCACCGTCTTTCTTAACGATAATTCCATCTTCTTCACCCATAGCCTTGAAAATCTTTAAGATTTCCTCATCAG